CATGTGCAATTTGACTTCGGTTCTGGATCGCAGATTTGCTTAGTTGATGGCGTAAACAACGCAACGGTTTTTGACGGTACAAACTGGTATCAGTTGAACAACACAAACACTGGCGGTGTTTCAAGTCCAGGTGGTGATCAGATTGTTAATGCGCCATCTATCGTAGAGGTCTTTGAAAACCATCTGTTCCTCGGCGGTGACTTAGGTTCTAGAGCGGTCATCTGTCACTCAGCACCAAGCGATCCTTTAGACTTTATGGTTGCTTCAGGTGGCGGTCAGATCACCCCAGGATTTAATGTTGTTCAGTTCAAACCATTTCGGGACGACCTATTTGTATTCGGCGTTAATGCGATCAAAAAGGTTAGCCCAGATGTAAATGCAGGCTTCACCCTTGATCAGGTTACAACCAACGTAGGCTGCGTTGCGAGGGATAGTGTTCTAGAGATTGGGGGTGACCTAATCTTTCTATCGCCTGAAGGTTTCAGACCCGTTGCAGGTACATCCCGTATTGGTGACGTTGAACTAGGTACACTGTCTAAATCTATCCAAGTGACCTTGGTCAACATGATCAAGAAATACGATATGGATACGATCAACGGTGTTGTGATTAGAGGTAAGTCGCAAGTCCGTTTCTTTGTCGGTGATGGTACTGAAGAGCTTGAAGAAGCTTACGGCATTATTGGCGGTCTTGCAGATCAGAACGGACAGATTGGTTGGGAGTTCGGTGAGCTAGTCGGCATCCGTACTTCCTGCGTAACCTCAGACTATATTGGCCTAGAAGAATATGTCCTGCATGGCGACCATGACGGTAAGGTTTACCGCCAAGAAGAGGGTACGTCATTTAACGGCAGAGACATCCTTGGGGTCTACGCTACGCCATACCTCGACTTCGGTGACACAGAGGTTCGCAAAACCCTTCGCAAGGTAAACACATTCATCCGCTCAGAAGGTCCCGTCGAGCTATTTCTATCGATGGCTTACGATTGGGGTACACCGAATACACCTAGACCGATCAACTACGTTAACGAGAGTGAAGGTGGTCCCGTTGCATACGGTGCAGAAGACATCGACTACGCAGGTGTAAACGTCATTTACGGCGGTAACTCTAAACCAATTATGACTTCCGACATTCAAGGCTCTGGATTTTCAGCAAGGGCCACATTCACAACAATCGGACAGTCCAAGCCCTATTCAATTCAGGGCCTCGTTTTTGAATTTAGCATTTCAGGAAGGCGTTAATTATGGCAGGCTACACTCGCCAATCTAGACCAGATATTACCAACGGCGCAGACATTACGGCTCCACCGTTAAACGCTGAATTTGACCAGATCGAAACAGCTTTCGGTACGGCAGGTCATACTCATGATGGTACTGCAGGTAATGCACCTAAGATTGATCTCGCAACATCAGTCGCAGGTTATCTGAAGCAGGTTAACGGCGGGGTAGGCGGTGCCAATAATACTACCGCTACATCAAACCCTACAATCACAGACGATACCGTTGCAGGTTATGCAAAAGGCTCTCTGTGGCTGAACACTACGACAAACCGTATATACGTCTGTGTATCCGACACAGCATCTGCAGCGGCATGGTATGAGCTTGCTGCCACAAACACTGCAAACAATATCCTGCCATCAGGTGACGGTGTTGTTGATCTAGGTGCAGTAGGTAACCGCTTTGCTGACTTGCTTATGGCAGGGGATGCAACGATTGGCGGCTCTATCACAGTTACTGCAGCAAGTTCGTTTTCAAACAACGTAGACGTTACTGGTGCCTTAGACGTAGGCGGCGATCTGACTGTTGATAGCAATACAACGGTTGCAGGCAACACAACGCTAAACGGCAATACTACAATCGGTAATGCAAACACCGATACGGTTGCTGTTAATGCGCAGGTTTCTACAAACATCGTCCCTAACTCTGACGATGCGAGAGATTTGGGTGAGGCGGCTAAAGAGTTCCGCAACCTGTTCCTAGATGGTACAGCGCATATCGACACATTGGATGTGGACGAGAGTGCTACAGTTGCAGTTGATCTGACTGTTGGCGGCAACGTCCAGATTGATACAAACCTAGATGTCGATGGCGTTACAACACTGAATGGCAACACCACTATCGGTGACGCAAATACAGATGTCCTTTACGTTAATTCTGAAATCGCAACATCCTTGGTTCCGTCTGCCACAAACCTTCGGGACTTGGGTACAGCAACCAAAGAGTTTCGGGATTTATACCTAGACGGCACTGCGCATATCGATACGCTAGACGTAGATGAAAATGCGACAGTTGCGGGTACTCTTGGCGTAACGGGAAACACCACACTTTCAGGTACACTGAACACAGGCGGTATCACTGGTACGTCTGCTACTTTCTCAAGTAACGTAGGTGTTACAGGCACCGCAACGATTGCGACAGTAGACATCAACGGCGGCAATATCGACGCAACACAGATCGGTGTTACTAACCCTGATACAGCCCGTTTCACTACAGTTGAAACATCAGGTCTGGCATCCTTGGCAAGTGTTGATATCGACGGTGGTACTATTGATGGTACGATTATTGGTGCGACAACACCTGATACAGCAACCTTTACTACAGCCACTGCGAACAACGGTTTCACAGGTGATCTAGCAGGTAACGTCACTGCGTCTACTGGTACATCGACTTTCGACAACCTTACCGCCACAGGTACTATCACAGGTAATGTCTCTGGCGATATTACTGGTAACGTAACCGCAAGCACAGGGTCTTCTACATTCAACGATGTGACCATCAACGGCACATTGAACATGGATGCAGGTACGACTGCTACAATTACGAACCTAAGTACCCCTGTGAACCCAGGGGATGCCGCTTCGAAAGGGTATGTCGATTCTGAGGTTGCAGCACTTGTAGATACGGCTCCTGCGGCATTGGATACGCTGAACGAACTAGCTGCAGCGATCAATGACGATGCTAACTTTAGCACCACAATCACAAACAGCATTGCTACTAAACTGCCTCTTGCAGGTGGTACAATGTCTGGTGCTATCGACATGGGTACGAACAAGGTCACTAACGCAGCCGATCCGACTGCAGCACAAGACCTTTCGACCAAAGCCTATACTGATCAGCAAGACGGTCTGCAGGTTAGCAAGAGCGGTGATAGCATGTCTGGTAACCTTGCTATGGGTTCCAACAACATCACAGGCTTGGCGACACCAACAGCGACAGATCATGCGGCGACAAAAGGGTACACAGACGGTATTCTAGGTTCGGCTACAGCGGCATCAGCAAGCGCAGCGGCAGCGGCTACTTCTGAGAACAATGCAGCGGCTTCGGCAACGGCGGCAGCGGGTTCTGCAAGCACAGCAAGTACGGCAAGTCAGGATGCAATTGATGCCCTAGACGATTTCACTGACATCTATCTAGGACCAAAATCTTCAGCCCCATCCACTGATAATGATGGTGACGCACTAGCTACTGGTGCGCTCTATTGGAATACCACCGACGATCAGCTTTATGTTTACGATGGTACAAACTGGCAGCAAGCTGCATTTAGCCTTGGCTCATCCATTGCAAACGTAATTGAAGATACTACGCCACAGTTGGGTGGTAACCTTGATCTAAATACCAACACCATCAACGGTACTGGTAACATCAACATCACAGGTACAATCACTAGCTCTGGTGCGATTACAGGTGATCTGACAGGTAATGCAAGTACAGCAACTGCATTACAAACTGGCAGAAGTATTGCATTAGGCGGGGATGTAAGCGGTTCTGCTACATTTGATGGTACAGGCGATATTACGATCACTGCCACAGTTGCGGATGATAGCCACAACCATACTATCGCCAACGTCGATGGGCTGCAGTCTGCACTAGATGCGAAACAGCCTAGTTCAACAGCCCTGACCACAAGCACAAACTTCGGCGGGGATGTTAGCGGAACGTACAACAATATCGTTATTGCTGACGACAGCCACAATCACACAATTGCAAACGTAGATGGACTACAGACTGCGTTGGATGGTAAGCTGTCCACATCTGGCAAAGCGGCTGACAGTAACCTGTTGGATGGTATTGATAGCGCAGGGTTCTTGCGCAGTAATGCGAATGATACAGCGACAGGTGTTCTGACGGTTGATAATGAATTTAATATTCTCAACCCAGGAAGCACAACACACTTCAACTATAATAATGGCGGCACAAACTACATCCGAGGCAACACTCAGATGGATGGTCAGTTTAACCTAAATGGTAACAATATCGTTGAGGTTGAGGATATTGGGTTAAGAGATCGTCTGTACCATGATGATGATGGCGACACTTATCTAGAATTTGAGCCAAACAACATTCTTCTTGTCGCAGGTAATCAGCAAAAAATTAACATCACTACTGCTGGTGTTGGTGTTGGTGGAACGAGTGCGGGAAATTCATTTGGTAATGGCAAAGCTGTTGCTATCGGTGACAACGACACTGGTATTCGCCAAAACGGTGATGGCGTTCTTGAGTTATGGGCGAACAACCAAGAATGTATCGATATTACTACCTCAAGAGCGTTT